TCGTAACCACTGCTTAACGCACCAAGCCCACCCAAAGCACCCAGACCAATTCGACCCAAAGAAGGCAACGCGCTCTTGGCAATGTTGCCCGCAGTCTTGGCGCTACCTTTGATCTCATTCATGATCGGAGTGTTGGGGTTGCGCTCATACTTGGTCAAATCGATGCCTGCTTGTGCAGGGGTTCTGGAGGTGGTGAATTCGCCAGTTTCGCGAAAAACGCCTGGCTTGCCTGCAACCATCTCCACACGAGGCTTTGTCTTTACCTCTTCAGGCTTGAACTTGATTTCCTTGAGTGCGTCTTGAACTTCGGACATGGTGCGGAGCTTTACAGGAGCGGCACCAGGGTTCACCGCACGCCGTGCATTCGTCACTTCTTTCTCAAGATCTGACAAATGCAAATCCAATGTGTGAGGCACTTGGCTGTTCAAATAACTTTGCATGCTCATCCGAGTCGATGGCCGATTGATGTTTTGATCCAATCCCATTACTTGGCTGTAGATGTTAGGCACCAAAGGAAGAACCTTTCTGCCTGTCTCAATGCCTGCGGCAGTCGACGCCCCAGTAACAGCGCCCAGTGTTCCTAAAACGCTTTTCTGCGCGTTCTGAACGCCAGGTAAACTTCTCGGATCACTGTCATCAATTTGTTTGTTTGTATGTTGCTTTTCAGCATCTGCCACTTCGTTTGTATTGAGCTCGCTACCATCAAACGCTTTGCCAGATTTTTCCGTATCTTTGGCCGTCTCTTCATAAGACTTGCCAGACATAGGGTTGGTATCTGTAGGCTTGTTTGTATAGTTCCCGCCCTCGAACTGACTGATCGCTTTTGCAATCTGTTCAGCAGAGCCTTCTGGGAAAGGATCGTTGGGGCTCTTCAATCCCAATACCTTAGCCATGTGCGCTTTGTAATTGGCTCTGGAATCTTCATTGTTGTCACCCTTAGGCGTATATACATCAATGAACTTGTCAGGCGTGTTGAGGCCACGTTTAAGCTTGGCGCTGATGTCGCCAACCAAAGCTTTGTGACCATATTCAGGGTCTTGGAAAATAGCAAATCCAGTGTCAGGATCAACAGCAACTTGGCCTTCGTAAGTCACGCCTTTCGGTGGTCGCAGATTGCCAGGGTTGTTGTAATACGATGATAGAGGTGCATCACTAGCCATTAAGGTTTCTCCCCTGTATCAACAAATTTTCCAGTCTTCTCATCCTTCTCCCACCAATTACCATTCATCCCAACGATGCGTGATTTTCTGGAGGAACCTTGATTCTGCTTAGGCTGTCCTTGTGACTCTTCCTTCGACTGTCTCGTGGAATAAGGACTGTAGTAATCTGGCGTGTCATACATTGGCTTACCCAATGCAATTCCACTGTGCTCTTTTGCAAACTTGCGTTGCATTTCGTAGAAGTTTTCATCAGCGCCAACGCGACGTGCATCAGGCTTTTTGGTCAAAATGTACTGATACTTGTCGACGTTGTTGCGCTCGTTGTGAGCCATCAAGTCAAGAATGGTGACCAAGGCTTGTTGGCTGTTGTAGACACCTGGTGTCGCTGTTTGTTGTAACGCTGTAAACGCATCCGTTGGATTAACAGCACCGCTACGCAGAGCCACCTGCTGTTGAGCCAACAACTTAGCCAAAGTTTCGAACTCACGGCGTGCCTCAGGCGTCATCATGCCTCGACGAACCAAGTCGTCAGCACCTCTGAAGAGCTCTCCAAACTTACCATCTGCGGCGGCTCGGCCAACAATCTCAAATGGATTGTCTCCACCGAACATGCCCAACAACCTTTGCATCTGTTGCTGTCCTGTAAGCTTGACCTCTTTGCCGTTTTCGTCTTTAACAACAGCGTCTTTCAGGCCCTTACCCAAAGTCAAGTCACGAATGTCACGCATGATTGACATCCGAGGGATGGCTTGATCATGTTCACCTTTCATTCGTTGCTCATCGGTCAAACCAATCTTTTGTTGGTCTTGAGCGTAGTTGTCAATCAACTTTTGCTTTTGATCGCGTGTCATCCCCGCCCATGTTGCCTCGTCCGTCTGTGGTGGCTTGGCCGCATTCAGCGTTTGCTCATAAAGAGCTTGCTTTTGCTTGATTTCATTGGGGTCAGCGTTAGGGTTAGCACCCGCTTGAATAAAGTCTTTGAATGCTGAATCAAGGCGTGGGTATTGAGTAGAAAGCTTTTCAGCCTCCCCAATCGTACCAACACGACCCTTGGCTTGATCCCAATATTGTTTGGCTGATTTAGCTACTTCCGTGTCGTTTCCAAGAGCGGCAATACTTGTATAAGTATCCTCATCCATTGGTTTTTTACTTGACTTCCAAGCATTAAACAGTTGATTTTGTTTAATTCTTTGATTGAGCAACATGTTGGCTTGCTCGCGATTGATCTGCATCTGAGCGATAGGTGCCATCTGAGCGCGCTTGTTCTCTACGTTCTCACCCAAAGCCTCGGACGCACTACCCAAAGATGCTAGAAAGCCTCCCAATTGTGGTTTGGCAAATCCTGCCGCAACCTTGTACCAATTGGGCTCGTCATATCGATGTTGGAGCTCGTTAATCTTTTGATCAGTGATATCTCTAAGCTTTTGCAAATCTTGCTCAGAAAGACCTTGTGGGTTGACGTTGGCCAACCCACCACTAAACGTGTAGTCTTTTAAATCATCTTTTGCCATTAAGCTCTCCTAAGGGGCAAAGCACCCAAATTGCGAGTTGATCTACAACCAATCGCTCCACCTGATTTGGCTTTAACTAAACCACCTGAAGCGCAACCCATACTGTAATTACACATATTGACTGCACTTCCACAGCATCTTGTGCAAGGTGTGCCAGAGAAAAGGTTTTTGATTGAACTGTATCCACACTTGACCAATCCACTCAATGTTGAGCAACTTGCGATACCTTTTGCCAAAGCACCGAGAGATCCTGCCGCAGACAGTGGAGACATGCACATGGTGGTCTTCACTGTAGTAGGAATGCTCTGTCCTTGCATCAAGCTTGCCAACTTGGACAACTTGGTGAAGTCGTAGCACTGAGCGTTTTGTTTGATTTGTTGGCACTGAGCACCAAGGGTGGCCAAAGCATTGATACAAGCAAGGTTTTGAGCCGCCGCTTGAGTTCCAAGGGTTCCCATTCCGATACCCGCCGCTTGCTCCGCGGCCGCTTGTCTTGTGGCCGCACAAGCCGCAGTTTGACCTGCCGCAATCTGAGCTTGATTCTGAGCTGTTTGACCTTGAACGGTGGTGTTTGCCAACGCACCCAATGCGCTTTCTTTGGCCTTGGCCGCACACAGTGCTTGGCCATACCCTTGAGTGAGCATGTTGCCAATCTGGGTGTTCAAACATTGCTCTGCATTAGCTGTAATCTGACCCAAAGCTTGGGCTCCGCGTTGTGATCCAAATTGACCAGAACCAACAATCGCTGAAGTTGCTTGGGGTGAAAGGTTTTGCTGAATGTTGCGTTGTGCGACATTCGACATGTTGGTGATCGCAGAATTGATATAAGGGCTCATGTAGCATTGTGCTAACTGACCCAAGTTCATCCCTTGCGATTGGCAAATCAAAGGCTTGGCCGCACACAATGGGCTTGCAGTGGTGGCCGCTTGTAAGTATGGAGCCGCCGCACCCTTGATGTTTTGGTTGGCCGCACATCCAAGATAACTTTCACCTGTCTTGTATGTAGGCTGTGACGCGCCGAAGTTAGTCGATACAGAGCAAAAAGCTTGGCTTTGTAATGGTGTTGCGCCTATGTATTGAGCACACTTTTCGGCTGTTGAACCACACGTTGCTAACTGTTGAAGATAGTTCGTGTAGTACTGTGGCGCGCACGTCGACTTATTTTGTGATGATTGGAGTAAATTAGCCATGGCTTATTTCGTTCCCTTTTTTATGTAATCCAGTGGTGATTTAGCCTTAGGTGGTATTTTGTCCAAAGGAGCGGCTCGTTTGTGAGCTCGCAACTTTTCGCGCAATCCATCAAGAATCTCAGCACCGCGCTTATTATCCCCTCCACCAAGCGCCGTGACAAATGACGATGGGAATACATACTCACCGTCTGCGATTTTTGCAGGCACTGGGTTGCCACTGGGCTTACCATGGTGGGGTATTTGATGACGGAATCCATCCAAAACGTGCATTCCTGCTTTGCTAGATCCATCTCCAAGGGCTGAAACGGTCTCAGCATCCATAACGTAGTCACCGTCGTGGAGCATTGCAGGTATGTCGTCAGACTGTCCTGTACCGCCTCCACAAGCATAGTAACCTGTCAAACCTGTGATGAATTCAGGGTTGTGGCCCTTAGGTGTCGCACCCTTGTACTTGTCAGGCAAACCACCCTCAGCATGACCACAAATGCCTGATTTAAGCTGTTTTAAAGCTTGTAGTTCAGTTTTCACAGGACTAAGACTAACCCTTGATTTGTTAACCAACATTTCAGGATTGCAGTTCTTAGGATGAGGCATTTGCTTTTCTACATAGCAAGCAAACGTGCAAATGAAATCAGATGATTTGGGTGGCTTTTTACTTGTCACCGTGACATCTGGCAATCTGCAACATGAGCATTCATCAACACTACTTCCTGAAGAATAAGCAAGACCACCTTCAGCTTTCATGGTATCAGGTGCCATCTGCGTTAAACCCTTCAAGGCATCGATGTTGTAGTTTCCACCCTTGTTAGAGAGGAAACTTGCTTGACCACAAAGTGCAGGAGAAGTCGAGGCACCTAGTCCACCACCTGTGCATGCACCTTTTTTAGCTGTTGTCTTAGAACCAGTGTTTCCTGTTTTTGGTTTTACTGGAATCTTGGATTTTCCTTTGCCACCTTTTGGTTTGCATGGATTGCAAGGATCGCAACAGCATGGTGAGCAACATTCAGGCACACAGCAATCAATACAGCAATCCACACAACAGTCATAGCCACAATCTACGCAACATTCGTAACCGCAATCCACACAACAGTCAACAACGCAACAATCTGCAACACAGCAGTCTGAGACACAGCAGTCTGCAACGCAACAATCAGATACACAGCAGTCAACTACACAACATGTTGGAGTGCAACAGCTTGGAACACAGCAAGAAGGCACGCAACATGGAGGTGTACAGCACATTGGCATACAGCATGAAGGCACACAGCATGAAGGAACACAATTGGTAGGCGTGCAACCTGTGCAAGGTGTGCAACCTGTGCAACAGTAGTTATCAATACAGCATGAACCTATACAGCAAGAAGGTGCACATGAAAGTCCTGAGCAACATCCTGAAGGTGTGCAACTTGTGCAACCTGTGCAACTTGTGCAACTTGTGCAACTTACACAACCTGTACAACCTATGCACCCAGAACTTACGCACCCTGAAGATGCAACACATCCTAAGCATGAAACACATGAAAAGCTGTCAACAGCGCAAATAGCACATATTGCACAAGCCGCATCCGCAAATACGCACAAAAAGCTTGATGCACCGCCTGTTGCAACGTCTAGCGCCGCACTCAATAAACCACCACCACCATTGAATCCACGGATTACATGGCCTTCTTTAATGAGGCTAGAACCATCGTGAGGACTAACTAACTGAGCCCCTTGATTTCTGTTTTGATAACCGCCAAGATTGGTATTGTTCATAATTGGATCATCCAGTTATAGCCTCTGAGATCAGAAGGTTGAAACGAAACATTCAATCGTTTTGTCAAATGTTTTAAAAGCTCAATGATCCCACTATTGTCAGCTTGACCATACAAACGTACCGTTCCGTGCTTTTCAATACCATGAAAAAATTGGAGCAAAATCTTAGATAAAGTCAAAGGACTATCTTGAGTGAACAGATGTGTTGCATAAATCTTTGGGGCAATAGGTTCTAACAGTAAAACTGTATTGCTTTCATGCAAAAGATGACCGCCTTTTTTGAGACGGTCATGCACATGTTTTAAAACTGTATTTTCGTTTAATCCTCTTTGATGAGAATCAGCGCTAATGACTTCTGATGGTTTCAATTTGTTCTCCTGTTACTGTGGTGAGATAGACATCACGCCTGACATCACCTGTGCCCATTCTTGCCATGATTCAAAATTTCTATGATCAGGCACTCCAGATTGAACAAAATATCCAATCCCATTCATTCCATCTACCCAATCCCGCCAATGATCTTCGTCCACATGACCTAGTTGGTTTGGAGCAAAGAGCTCTTCCATAAGCTTGCAATACTCGTCCCAAGTCATGCCCCTTGGATCATACGTTATCATGGGTTACCTGTTCCACGAACGTCACCTGTCTCGACACTAAGCACGATTTTACCCATTTGGTAGTCGCCGTCGAATGTGTTTGATTCAAATCTCAAACGCATCTCACGACGCTGTTCGCGCATGTCAATTTTTAGTGTGGAGGACGTAAAGTTGTAGGGTGAGGATGGCTGATCTACATCGTCAGCATAGCCTTTACCAGTTACGATGACATCCATCGCTCCATTCTGAATAAAGTCAGGCTCAATACGCTCACAGCGTGTCCAATTGTTGTCCCCAAAAGATTGCAAAGCACCAACCAATCCGATGCCAGATCCAATAATTGGCGTCTCAAAAGCCGAATAAATTGCATCAACATGGTTCAACATGATCTGATTTGTGCCTGTTTCATGTTGCCAAATCGTATATCCGTTGATAGTTAATATTTCACTTGTGACGTTGGTGCTAGTTGGGTTGTAAACCGTATAGGTTCCAGTTCCACCTGTGCCACTTCCAAATCCTGTGATCACCATTTGGTTAGGAACATTAGTTCCTTGGACAATTTGACCAACAGCCAATGTGCCAAAGAAAACCTGACTTACAGTGAGCGTTGTTCCAGTTACAGAGCCTTGGAACTCAACAATTGTGTTGGGGTTGTAATCAGCCCAAATAGGCTTGGGAAACACTTCGGTAAAGATGCCTGCACAGCGTTGAGCACCTGGCGCTTGACCCGAGTCGTACCAAGTCTTTTCTCTGACGTTATAAATGATTGCGTCCGTGCATTCAGTGGCATCTCCCCTTGGGTAGAACCACCAAATCTCGCCATAACGAGGAACCTTTGTACACCATACCTTTTGACGATGTGATAGGTTCACATTGTCAAAAAAGTAGTTCTGATTCATTGAATTAGGAATCTCAGTAACAACACCGTTGTACATCAAGAATCTGTCAATTCCAACCCAATAGAAAATTCCGTCGTATTCAATCACTGACGAACTGGACATGATTGAAGACTGTTGAGTGATCAAATCATAACGCCAATAGAGGGTCGATGTACCCACGTTTTGAGGCGAGTAAGTCACACGAACAACAGAATCCAAAGTCCAAAATAGACCAGAAGGAGAAGTAGTACCGCCACGGAGAGGCAATCCTTTGACAACTTTAGTTGAGGCAACATTATTGGCATTTGAGTCTGCGCTTGTCCAATTGTTGAAATCCCCTGCCGCACAATTCTGAATTAACCCATTGTTTCCATATACAAAAAGATAGGGATACAACATGACAACACCACCAGAAACGCTGATGTTATTGTCAAAAGTCAGTGTCTGTGCGCCTGATGCAGTGGCTGAATTGTTAAGTGTTGCCGTCCACAGGTTGGCAGTCACTGACGCCAAAGCCGTAATCGATCCAACAAATCCTGTTCCTGATCCCAAAGTAATGGTGAATGTGTCACCGTACAGATAATTTGCACCGCCTGCTGTCAGCGCCACATTGGTCACTTGTCCACCACTAACCGTGATTGTGGCCGTAGCACCAGATCCAATCTGCTTACCAATCAAGGCCACGCCTGAGTTTGTTCCGTTCGGATAACCAGATCCAGTTGTGCCAATAGCCACGGTTCCGATTGGGCCGTATTCTTGAAGGGCAGATGAGACAACCGTTGTGTTGGAAGGTATGCCTGTGCCTGTCACCGAGACACCTGCTCCAATAGCCAAAATCGTTGATGAGAACGTCACAAGCTTAGAGCCTGAGGTCAAGGTACCTGAGGCCGTAAAAACGCCTACAGGAGCCAAAGAAGTGCCTGTAAACTGGCCAAACAATGGTCGAGTGTTTACGTTGCTTGTGATGTATTGCAAGTTTTGCCCTGGGTGGGCGATCAGTTGCAAATTGCCACCACCAGTTGAGTCGTATCCAATGTCAAATTGCCAGAGGTTGTTGGCATTTGGTGTGAAATAAGACGAACTGATTGAAAAAGTACTTGGGCCTGTACCAACAGCAGTCACATTGTTAGTGACCCATTGCTGAACGCCTGCGCTGTAGCCAGAAATAATATAGTTCAACCCATTTGTTGAACTCATGATTACGCCAGTTGACACTCCAGATGCATTTAAGAACGCGCCTGTATATCCACCAATCTTTCTTGGTAGACCACGCTGAAAACGCACCCATTGCCCATCTATGTAAGACGCGGAGGCAAATATGGTTCCATCCCTCTGGATTCCAGGGTTTACCGCTAGAGCTACAACTTTCGCTGTCAAAATGTGCCCCCAGTAATTCCATTCAATACGGTCAAACCACTGGTACTAAAAAACGCTTGCTCTACTCCACCTACGGTAAAACCAATTTGTCCAGAATTCGGTAAATATATACCTGTGCTCAAATTTCCTGTGAAATTAAGGGATGGATTTGTCGCAGACCCTGGTGCCAACGTAATCGATGTTGTTGAGTTAGTGCTACTCGAGACAGCAAATACGTTCGTTCCATCACAAACCAATGCGTAAGTCACACCATTCGGTATCGTTACGGTTGCACCGCCTGCAACTGATGTTTTAAATGTTAAGGTAAAAGCACCTGTTGTGGCGTTTGTAATTACATAAAACTGAACAGTCTGCGGGAAAATTACCACTGTGTTTTGTGCCAAAGTACCTGTGTACTCTTGCAAAACATAAGATGCTTGCGTAGCAGTTAAGGTTATTGTTCCACCTGTACCTGTTACAGATATTTGTTCTTGCGTAAAGGCAAATACGGCACTTTGTCCGTATCCCCAAGATGCATATCCTGTACCGTAAGATACTAAATAAAACGACTCACCAATTTGCAGTTGGAAAGAGCTAAACCCATCAATCGTGTCGGTGCCTTGAGGTGCAACATTCAATATTCCAGTTCCATTATTTTTAATAATGGTGTACCAATTGGCACCTACAACTGAAGAAACTGGCAACGTAATGGTGCCTGCACCACCCTCCCACACCGAAATCTGAGATTGTGCCGTTGCGTCTAATGTAGCGGCACTGTAGTAAGCAACAATCGGTGTAACTGTGTTTAATGTTGTGCCAACAGCATTAATACCGTAACCCGCCAAATCTGACGCATTAGCTACAGATGTACTTGCTCCAAATTGGACTTTAGACCATGTTCCATTTGTTGTCGTGTTGTCAGTTAAATAAATGTAGTAAGAAATACCAGATGAAATGGAAATGATTGATGTCGTTCCATCATTTTCATAGACTGTGAATGGATTTGTATTTCCAACATTCTTAATCAATACAGACTGACCAGTAGAAACTTCAGTTGCAGAGGGCAAAATCAATTTCAAACCAGTAGTTGTGGCTGTTACCTCAATGATGCTTGCAACAACAGAAGTTGTGTTCCCATTTACAGGCCACTGTAGATATGTGTTTGCACTGATCGTTAGGCTTTCATAACCAACCTGAGATGGGTTGATCGTTGAGCCTGTATAAGGATTTACATATGAGGTCATGATTAACTATCCACTACAACAGATTGACGATCTCCAACTCTAGATACATCCTCAGATTTCAGCGAAGTGATCGCCTCTGTGTACTTCTGTTGGAAGATCTGACGTTGGTCATTTTTAAGGAAAGGCATTGCTTGCAACAGAGTTCCAAACAACATCGCTGTTGGAGCATTCTGCGTCAACCAATTGGTTTGATTTGTAGAGCTTAATGGGGAAATACGCTCGTAGTAAAGAATTTCAAATGTATAGTTTTGATCTGGTGTTGGTGCGACATACCAATGCTCCCAATCGGTATCTGCGTAATACATAGGAGGAGCTGTTGTTGTGTTGTCGGGCCAATAGTTGGTCAGATACTCATACTTTCTGAGAAGAATAGGACTACGCACACCACTACTATTTGTGTAGTTGAACGATACAGTTTTGCGCCACCGAGCGGGTTTTGCTATTACTGGGTTTCCCGCAGTCATTGTCGCCTCGGCCACCTGAAGTTGACCCAAAGTCTTGATCTCTTGTGCGATCTCAAATTCAGCAAGGGTGATGAAGGTAGGGATGGCGTTTATCGTCGCCTGATCAGACCGTTCTAAGTACTGTAGAACAGTCGACGTTAGGCTATCGTAGGTCATTACCCAAGAAGGCGTAATTGTCGTTGTGGTCATAGTTTCCCCATTTTTAGCCTATTTTCCCATTGACTAGGACTCTATACAAGTGGCACTTATGAAGTCAAAACTAGATAGGTCTTTTCCGTCAACGCTTTTCTTTCTTCCAATCCAATCAGGCCACCATTTATCCTTTTGCAAAGCTGTTCTGGTGTGCCTGTTTCAGACAATTGGTTGCAACCGTGGGTGTTCCAGAACCATCCTGCACTCATGGCCGCCCACTTGGGAGTGGCAACCAACTGAGGGTTCATCACAAAATCTTGACCAACGGCTTGGCCACAGTGCCAATATGAATCATGCCCAGTCAACTGGATGCAACCCCTGCCTCGGAAACGGTACCCATCCCCACTGGCCTCGTCTCGGTTTCCCATGCGATTGGCGTAAATTCTGTTTGCAATCTTTTCGGGATTGTGAGCGTAAACGGCAATTTCTTCTGGCTTGAACTTGTGACCAAACAGTTTTTGAAGGGTTTCTGCTCGGTAATTAAGGTTTTCTTCCAGTGTTTTGAAATGGTTGCACTCGTGCGAGCACTGAGCGATAAATGCGGCCTGTTGCTTGATGGTAAAAATGCTGAATTTAGTAATGGTTTCATTGATAGGATCCAACCATTCTGCACCTATTCCAAGGGTATGGAGTTTTTCTGCTGTGATCATATGTTGCCACTCAATAACAAATAAAGCATCAGAAAACCAACAACTACACAAATGCCAACTAAAAGTTTATCCATCATTTAACCCCCTCGTTGACTGTTTTCATTACTGTTTCGTATTGGGCGATACAGGAGTTGAGGGAGACGATGGCGCTGTCTCCGTCTGCGGCGATTTGGACAATATCTTTAATAGCCTGTCTGTCAGATTCGGCTCCACTGGTTCCATTCCCAGAGGCGGCACCTGAATCGGCTTGTACACCACAGGTGGAGGGGATGCGCAACTCGCCAGAGTCAATGCGAGCATTGATAGAAGCAGTCTTGGTCTTGATGTCATCTTTTGCTTTCTTCAGTTGTCCGTTGGCCTTGGCAAGTTTTTGCCCTAATTCTGCCTCTTTTGCCCTAGCTTCTCCATTAAGGCGCTCAATCTCTGCTTTATCTTCTGCAACGCGTCTTTCATAGCCGTGATGATCTGCGACATAGTATCCTCCTGAAATAACTAACACCAATCCCACTACCTTCAAAACGATGGCATGGGGCTTCAACATTGGCAGAAAACCCACCAAATAGCTCAATACATAAGCAACTGCACCGCCAACCAAGGCAATGACTGCTATCCAATAAAAGAGGTCATCAAAGAACCATGACAACCAACTCATACAGCCTCTCTTCTGGCTGTAGCCATGCGCTCTCTCTCTTCCTCATGCTCCAATGTAGGAGGCGTTGTGGGGGGTGGAGGAGGCGTCCAAGCTTGAGTTGGGTCAATGCTGAACCCAGATGTTGAGTTGTCTAGATTGGGGCCATTAAAGCCCATAGGCGTGCCCATGGAGTTATACCCAACCCTTTGCATGGGTTGACCCATACATGGGTTCATAGGCATCATAGGAGGTGGTGGAGGCACGCTAGACTTGCCTGTGAGCACCAAACTGACTACGGTGAATATCTGAGCCATAACCATAGACAAAATCGCTATGATGGCCTTATCCGCGGGCGCCTCATTGAACAACGGT